TTATCATGGACAGTCCATACAAGTTCTTTTACAGGGTGGTTGAAGCGGAGTTCGTGTTGTGTGCTTGTGCCACTTACTGAAAGGGCGTTTGAGAATTGAACTTGTTCGATGAGGTATTCGTGAGATACTTGAGCGAAGCGTCTGCGTTCATCAGTGTCAAGGAATACGTAATCGCACCATACAGATACATTACCAAGTCCTTTAGCTCCAGCAGCAAAGGTTACATTAAGTTTGACTTCGTGGTATTGAAGAGCAATTAATGGTAAAGCAAGTCCTGGGTTTCTGCAGAACCAGAATTGAAGTGGGACATATGAACCTTCAGTGGCACTGCCGTTAGCAGCTTGGTCTAAGAGTAAAGCTTTGTCGCCTCCATGTGAAAGATCAGTCCACACTTGCATCCAGTGACCGTATTGCTTATCGATAACTTGTCCACCTACTTCTACTTCTACATTATCAATATTAGTGAAATGTTCACCAAGTGATGAGTCAATTGTGTCACCTCCACTTGGTTGTGTTACAAGGAATACACTTGAAAGTAAATCACCATTTCTTGATACAGTGACTGAGATTTTTGATCCAGCAGCGGCAGAACCATTGAATGTTTGTTCGATTGATTCTACAGCAAAGTTAGTATGTCTGCGGTATACTACCTTGAAGAATGTGATTTGAGGATTACCTGTAAGGTAAATGTCTTGTGCGCCATAGGCTACGAGTTGCATTAATCCGCCTCCCATATTATATTATATATATATACAACATTTTTTTTCTTAAAAATAAATCTATTTTTAACAAAAATAAAATATAAATAATTAATTTAGTTAGAGTATGCGAGACCACCCATACCACTCATGATACGGAGAACATTGTAGTTAACGGCGTATACACGAAGTTTGCCTGTAGTGTTAGCATGTGCCATGTTAAGAACGGCGTTATCAATTCTTGAGAAATTGCATGTTCCACTTGGTTGGTGTTCTTCGGGTTTGAGGGCAAAGGAGTATACGTGTGGGATACTTCCTGCTTGATCTTCAGCACCGCTGTGGTATTGGTATCTTTGGACTTTAGTGAAGTATTTACCTTCTCTGCGTTTGAAGCGGTCGTGGCCGTTAAGTTGAAGAAGAGCATTGTCGACTGTGATGTCATCACCGCCATTGGCGCGGACATTCCATACAAGTTCTTTTACAGGGTGGTTGAAGCGAAGTTCGTGTTGAGTGCTTGTGCCATTTACTGAGAGTTCGTTGGAGAATTGAACTTGTTCGATGAGGTATTCGTGAGAAACTTGGGCGAAGCGTCTGCGTTCATCAGTGTCAAGGAATACGTAATCGCACCATACTGAGATTGAATCACCAGCATCAAGAGTGTCGAAAGTTACGTTAAGTTTGACTTCGTGGTATTGAAGGGCAATAAGTGGTAAAGCGAGACCAGGGTTTCTGCAGAACCAGAATTGGAGTGGTAAGTAACTTACACCATTGTCAGTGCCTACTTCTCCAGCAGCTACGGTGAGACCATCATCTAAGAGATCTGATTTGTCACCACCGAGTGAAAGATCAGTCCATACTTGCATCCAGTGACCGTATTGTTTGTCGATGACTTGTCCACCAACTTCAACTTCTACGTTGTCAATAGTTTTCCAGCCATTAGCAGGAGTTACAGCAGCGCCACGTTTGTTGGCAAGCCATACTGATGAAAGTAAATCACCATTTCTTGATACGGTGACTGAGATTTTTGATCCTGAAGCGGCAGAACCGTTGTAGGTTTGTTCGATTGATTCTACAGCAAAGTTAGTGTGTCTGCGGTATACTACTTTGAAGAAGGTAATCTGAGGATTACCGGTAAGATATATGTCTTGTGCGCCATAGGCTACGAGTTGCATTAATCCACCTCCCATTTTTTATATATTATATGTAAATATTTTATTTTTAATAAAACGTATTAATTCTTTAATTAATTAATGAAAAATTAAATAATTAATTACAGCTACTTAATTGTAAAGTATATTAAAATTACCATCATTTATCCTGATAATATTATATTTCACAAGATAAAGATTAACTTGTCTGTTAGTTACAGAACTTTCTTTAATATCGAGTTCAAAAGCTACATCATTAAATTTTTCAGTAGTCATAAATCCTGACAATTTTTTTTCTAATGGATTTATTGAAAAAGAATAATTGTATATAGGGTTTATCTTGTTTTCATCAATTTTATTATTTTCATCTACTATAAGTGATGCGGCTGAGTTAAATTTCATATATCTGTTTACTTCATTATAAAAATTTCCTGGTGCGTTTGAAATTAATGGATTTCCGTTAAATGTAAGTGAAGCACTTGTTAAATCATTTAGATAATCATGATTAGAATCATTATTTTCAATATTTTTTATATTCCACATAAAGTATTTAACAAAATGGGTTTTTGTAACAGATATTTTTTTAGTAATTTGCGAAGATCCAATTACTAATTTGTCAAGATATTCTGGCGTTTCTATTAGATATTCAAGAGATTTATTTCTAAATTGATCTTTTTCTATTTGAGTCAATTGAGAAAAGTTTGTAAGAATTTCTATATCAGATATTTCTCTTCCTGTATTATTGTAATCTTTAATAGTAACATTTATACCTATATTAGGATTATGAATAGCCCATAAAGGAAATGCGGAACCTGCGTTTTTGTGAAACCAAAGAGGTAAGGGAATTGTTAAGTAAAGTTCTTCTTCACTTCCGGAAATACTACTTGTAATCCTATCGTATGAAAACATATCTACTAAATTTTGTTTTTCACTTTCAGTATAGTTAAGTTCAAAATAAGAAAATATATAATCAGATACCATCTTACTTATAATTTTGTCATTGCACATAAAGTCTATACTATGAAGAATACCAAATAAAGTTTCTTTAATACCAAAGTTTTCACTTTTCCATTGGGAATTTATTTTGAGTTTAATTCTAAGATAGATATCATTAATTAGATCACCATTATTTTCTATTCTAAAATAATGTTTAGAACCAGGTGGTGCAAAATTAGCACTGTTTTTATAATTTGAATTGATGATATTCCAATCTTTTCCAAATAATGTATGTCTTCTGTGTTTATTTTTGAATAAGGTTGATTTTGCTCCTATTGTAAGATATTTATCTTGGTCGCCAACAGCTTGTAAAATAATTCTTGAGTTTGACATTTTATTATAAATACATATTTTTTAATTATAATAAAATCTTAATCTTTATGCACTAAATAATAATGAACCCATTCCGCTCATTATTCTAAATATATTGTAATTAACAGCATATATTGTTAATTTTTTACTGCCTAATCTGAAGAAAGCATCATTAAGTTCATTAACATTAATAGCATCAGTATCAAGAGTTCCATTTTCTTTTATGTTAACAATAAATTTTTTACCACCATTGACTGATTGTGCGACATTGTTAGGTTTTACATCAACAACAAATGGATTAGATTTATTAAAGTCTAAAGAAGAATCGTAATCTGCATGTCTCTTAAGAATTGAAGGATTTGCTCCAACAGGGGCGGTGTAAACATAAACTCCATTTTCTGAAGCATTTGTTTGATTTTTTACCAAAACTAAATCTCCATCAGATGGAGCTATGTTATCAATTGAATTTACCCCTGTAAATTGTTTATTAACACTATCATATCCTGCTAAATCATTATTATTTCCACCAGTTGCTATGTTAACTAATATTTTAGGGTAACCTCTTCTATTTAATCTGTATTTAAGTTGAGCCATTTCTAAATTAGAAAAATTAAGTGACCCTGAAGGTTGGTAATCTTCGGGAGAAAGAGCAAATGAATAAGAATAAATTCCTGTTCCTATGGAATAATCTATATCATTATCATTAGGTCTTTCACTTGAAGTATTTTTATTTTTAATTGATTTCATTCTTACTCCTGAATGGTATTGATAATGTTGAACATTTCTGAAAAAAGAAGCTGGTAGTTCTTCGCTCATATCTTTGCCATTCAATACAAGATTTGCTCCTATTAATTGGTCTTTTCCCGAACTAAAACTGTTCCAATAATTATATTCAAAAATACCCTTGGCTTGATAATCTTTAAGATAATCATCTTTTTTTATAACAAGACTGTTGGTATCTTGAAATGTCCAAACAAGTTCCTTAACAGGATGGTTAAATCTTAAATCAGTTTTATGAACCATTTTTTCAAAACTTTCATCTGATGAATTACTAAATAAATTAACTGGATTGTTAAGACTTGTTTGAACTTGAGTAATTAAATATTCGTGACTGTTTGACATGAATAGACGTCTTTCTTCTTTATCAAGATGAATGTATTCACATAAAAGTTGAACTTGAGAAATATTGAAAGTTGTATCATTAACTGATACAGTTGATCCACCACTTCTGTATTCCGAATATGTATTAACTAAGTTTTTATCTGAAAACTTAATGTCTAGTTTTATATCGTTATATTGTAATGCTATCAGTGGAAGTGCTGATCCTATATTATTATTAAACCAGAATCTTAAAGGCACATGTAGAAGTTTACTATCAGCATTATGGTGAATACTTACCATTTCAGATAATGCTAGTTGTTTTTCTGAAGGTGCATTAAGTTCATGCCATATTCTTAACCATGAACCATAATGTCTATCTACTCTTTGTCCACCTATAAATAGATCAATGTATTCTACTAAAGAGTAAGCTATAGGTATTACATTTTGAAGATCGTCAGAACCTTTAACATTTATAGCTAAGTAAGCCCTGTGTAATAAATCTCCGTTTTTTGGAAGTTCAATATATAATTTTTTTCCTAAAGAATTATTTGTGTCACCGATTAAATTTACATATTGATAATCGGTAGCAAAGTTGGTATGTTTTTTATAAACACCTTTAAAAAAAGTAAACTGGGGATTACCAGTCAGGTATTTATCTTGTTCACTCTTAGTTGCTAATGTTAGATAACCTAGACCCATTTTATACTATAAGTACATATTAATTTTAATAACATTACTTAGATATTAATTAATAAAAACGTTTACATTTAATAAAAAAGTTATGATTTGGTTCATGTATAATTATTTAAAATTATGAAAATATATATATATAAA